CGATGAATATATGCAGAAGTCCTTTTGTTCCATAAACTCCCTTTTGCTAAAAAATGGTTCTCCCATCTTTATTCCGTATTTTTTGGCTTCTTGTGATCTGGCTATAACGCATCCATCATTATTGGATAATACCACCGTTGGTTTTCCAACGGATATCGGATTGAATACCCTTTCGCAACTTACATAGAAGTTGTTGCAATCAATAATACCAATCTTTACTGTTTTTTTAATACCCAAGATATTCTCCCCCATAAGTTTGGTTGGTTGTTAAATCTGTCAATAATAAAATTCTTCTCTCCTGTAAGCACCACGATTTCCCCTTCCTTTGGATGTTTTGCTCTATCCACCACAATAACATTTCCCTTTCTTAAACCATAAATGTTGGGGCCATCATATCTGAAATAAAATGTGGTGTGAACGTCATCAATAATAAGCTCATTGATGTCCAACCTTTTTGTTACATAAGATTCCGCCGGTGACGCAAATCCTGATGTTCTTGTGTTTATGTTTAGTTTTTCTTCAATCATATACCAAAATTAAGAAACCTTTCTTGATATTCCAAATAATATATAACTTCGCTCAATTATATTTATTCAATATGAACATTCAAGAAGTAGTTGATGTAACCGAAAATAACCCTTGCGATAGATGCGACCCCTGCATTCGGCTCCGCCTTATGGAAATGGGATTCATTCAAGGACAAAAAATAAATGTTCGTCATAAAAGATTTGGTCTTTATATTGTCGACACATTATCCGATAAAGAGGAGATTGTATCAACCTATGCGCTTCGTCCTGAAGAACTTGATAGAATTTGTTTGAAATAACAATTTTTTAACTATAATTCAATTAAGATTTAATATTTATTAGTAATAAACATTAAATCAAAAAAAAACCAATTTAACATGTTAAATTTAGACGACGAACAAGTATTACCAGCAGATGACGCTAACGAAACTACAGCGGTTAATGACCAAATTACTGACGCTACAGATGAAACAGCTGATGATGCTGTTGAAGTAGACGAAGATGCTACAGATGTTGTAGCTGATGATGCAGTAGAAGTTGATGATTCAGAAGATGAGTCTGACGACGAAGATGATTCAGAAGACGATGAAGACGATTCAGAAGATGACGAATAAAACATTAAACCCTCTTTTTAGAGGGTTTTTTATTTATATTGTTTAATATTTATAACAATATGAAAAGGATAATTGCATTGTTATTAATAGTTGGTTTGGTATCTTGCGTTACAACAAGACACCATCGTCATCATCATCATTTTAAATATGGTACTGGCTCAAGTTGGGACTATATGAGACATCACGGATAAATTATTCCCTATAGTGATATGGGGTTTTTTATTGTGACATATTTTTATTATATTTGTTGTAAATGAACAAATATTTAGCAATTTTATTTATATTTTTAACCTACACAGCTTCGCAAGTTTTCACTTTCTTTCAGTTGCAAGGACATTTATTCAGCAAATGGATAAAAGACCATCCGATGCTTATGACGCTATTCGGAATTCCAATAGGTTATCTTGTTATTATGGCATCCCGAGAAATGATCATTTTATGGGACGGAAGAACTTGGCCCAATAGATTAATTGGTTTCAGTCTTGGAGTGGTTATATTCACGCTTATGTCTTGGATAGCACTTAAGGAACCTCTAACATTAAAAACAGTTATTTGTTTATTGTTATGTGCTTTGATTCTTATTATACAAATTATATGGAAATAAATTATATATCCAAGCATTTCATTTCACCCTTTGGAGAATATCCAAAATTTCCAATGTGTAAATCCAATCTTGGTTTCACTTTACTTACAATACTTTTTACGATTGATAAGAAATTAGTCCATTTTAAAAATAAACTAGCAGCCTTTTTATCATAGGTCTTTAGTTTATTAATAATATCTGATTCATATTGAACGTCATCTTGATTAACTATTTCATTGAATATATTATCGATATCACCCATATTATCTTCATCAATAAAACCAATATCCGTTAATTTTTCTTCCAAATACGCCCATTCTTTCTTAACTCTTTGAGTATCAAGTCTTTCCACTCCAACATAGTCCCATCCTTTTTTTAAAATCCCACGTTTATGTACAATTGGAAAATACTTAGGATTATTCTTAAAAATATCGTACCATTGATCTACATAACCTTTTGGCCCTGTTTTATATAACAAATTTCCACTATGTTCAGCTTTATAAATTTGATGAGTTACACCTGCACCATATACATCCTTTTCTTTAGTACCTAATTCTTCCAATTCATAATTCTCCAAAATAATGGAATGTAATATATCTTTGAATTTCATAATTAATAAATATTTATAAAAAACGATTAAAACTTCTTCATATAAAGATACCCAGGGTTTGAAGACCCTGCTTAGGACCGGGACTAGTTAATAGTGTCGTCGGGATAAGAATTCGCTACTCTTATCCCATTTTTTTTGTATATATTTGTTAATATCATAAAATATACATATTTTTGCATTTTAATATTTAAAATAAATCTTATGGCCAGAACATCAAGAAAAGTTGCAAAAAAAGCATCGCGTGCTCTTAGAAGCAAAAAGACAACAAAAGCTTATAAATCTGTTGCAGGTAGTGCATTAAGACAACGTAGAAAGAAGTAAGTTAAAACCATTTAATATCATCTCCTACCGCTTCAAAGCCATTTAAAAAGCCGTCTGAATTATCTTCTAACACTTTTTTTCTTTCGGGTGGTAATTTCGAGTACGATATACTTGATTTAAAGGTTCTCTGTATTTTTTCTTTTCGTAATAATGGGTCAGATGATTTGTAAAACATACCGGTCACTTTTTTATATTTCCCTTTTTTAACAGCGCCTTTAAAAATATTTCCTATTAAGCTTGCTTCATTTTGGTAAGCGTTGTTGGTCATTGTGGCTAAAAAATCTGCACCATCCATATTAATAATACAAATAACATATTGAACTTTTTTTTCAGATATTTCATTGGAAATACCTAAATTCGAACTATCTTTCTTAACACTCACATTGAAACCTAACCCCATAGAATTGATTCTATTCATTTGTTGTATAAATCTCCAATCGTGATGACAATTAATTTCTTTCTGTAACCAATACACGTGAATCATTTCGTGAGCTAAGGTGTCTTTGAAATCTTTGTATTTGATTTCGTAAAATCTTGACATCCCTAAAGATTTGATTTTGATTTCTCCTGTTAATCTATTTCTTGTCGCTTTTACCACCCCGTGAGCTGCTTTGCGTGTATTCCATAACATTTCCACAGGATATAGTGAATCATTAAACAAAAGTTTGTTTAATTTGGTAAATTCTCTTTGTAAGTCTATTTCATTAAAATCTACGATTTCATCATCTGTGTGATCTTTAACTTCATTAATTAATTTCATAGTTAATAAATATTTGAGTTTAGTGCATCGGATCCGGTCTTGTTAACCGGGATTGATATATTTATATCTTATGAGCACAAATATACTAGAAGGATTAGAAGAAACGGTACCTTTAAATGATTTTCGTAAATTGGCGTATCATTTATTTACCGCATTAAAATCTGTGTCAGAATCAGATATCGCATTCACAATTGAACAAACTTTAATTAGAGATAACTCATTTTCACCTGAGGCGAAAAGCGCGTTAATTGGAGCAAAAGAAGCAGCTAAAAAACATAGCCAAAGAGATGATGTTAGATTAACTCATATTAGTCAGGACAGAATGAATGAATCAATAAATAAATTTAAAAAATTAATTAAATAATTTTATGGGATCAGCAGCACCAAAACCAATGCCACAAAGAAGTAAAAAATCTGGCAAAAAGAAAATGAAATTGGTAAAGGCCAATTTGGAAATTTTGAAAAAATTAAAAAATAACTAAAATATAGAATATGAAAGTTGTTGTAACTGAAACACAAATTCAAAACATCCATTCAAAAATGAAAGATGTTGATGAAGATATATTTCTGAAAAAAGACCCGAATACTCAAAAATTAATTGTTTTCTCTGATAAAGAAGATAAGAACGCAAGAACCAAAGAAACAATTAGTTTGGCAAAAGAATTTAGAAAATTAGGTTTCGATTGGAAACCAGATTTGGGCCATTGGGTTGGTGATTATGATAAATTACCAATTATCAATGAATTAATTAAGAAATACAATAAAGTAAAAGGTATTATCGATCAATTAGAAAAAATTGAAGATTTTGTTGAGTCACAAGATGTTGACCCAACAAAGAAGAATATCATAATGGATAATCTTGAGAAATACATTAACGACTTAGCGAATGCAACTGACCAAGCTGCATTAGACGCGTCCATTAGAAATTACTTAACTTTTTACAGTAAATTCCACAACTATTCATTAACTAATACTTGGCTTATATTTTTACAAAAGAGAGACGCAAAAAAAGTTGCGGGTTACAATACTTGGAAAAAATTAAATAGAGGAGTTAAAAAAGGTGCAACCGCAATTTATATTTGGTTCCCTATGCAAGTTAAATCTGATGACGTAAAAACAGATTATGCTGATAGCAAAGAATTGGATGCTGAAGTTAAATCAGGTAGAATGACTACAAGATTCAACTTAGGTAAAGTTTATGATATATCAGATACGTACCCTTTAAAAGAAGGTGAAGATGTTCCTGAAACTCCAATATGGTACGCAAGTAATGAACCAAGTGAGGTAGCTGATGAGTTGGTTATGAGATTAAAAGATTTTGCTGCAAGTTTGGGTATTAAGATTACACAAGACACAGCGAAAGGTGGTGAGAAAGGATATAGCGCCGGCGATCATATCAATCTTTCTTCAGATGTTGCAGGTGTTGGTGCAGCAAGTACGCTTGTACACGAAATGGCTCACGAATTATTACATTGGAGAGATAAATCTATATTTCATATTCCTGATGAAGGTGACGACATTATGAAAATGTTGAAAGGTGATAGAGAAATGAAAGAGCTACAAGCTGAATCAGTTTCATACGTTGTTATGAAACATTATGATTTACCAGTTACACAACATCCAACTTATTTGGTATTGTGGAAAGCAAATAGAGATAAGATTATGAAAAATATGCATATTATTACAAAATGTGCAAAATTTATAATTGACGGTATCGATTCTGCTGAATTAAAAAAACCAGAAGTACAACAACCCCAAATTAATGAAAGTATGAAATTAACAGATATATTAACTGAATCAAAAGCATTTGACACATTTGCTGAAAAAAGAATGGGTGGTGCGGAAAAAATTGCTGATAGCGCAAAAGAAAAAGGCGGACCATCAATGTTAACCTATCATCACTTCAAAGTCAAACTTCCATATTATAAGAAAGCCGCTGAAGGTAAATTTGATATGGCCGAAGCAAAAAAAGAATTCAATCAATGTGTGAAAGAATTATCTGATGATATGGAACAAATTGCATTCCAAAAATTAGTAGGAAGAATCGAAGTTCTTGGTGAATTAATTATAAAACACAAATGAGAATAGTACTAACTGAGAGTCAATTAAAATTTATATTAGAGGATACTATTGCTAAAAATCCTATGTCAAGAAATTATGAAGAGACAAAAAACCAATGGTCTCAAATAAATTCTATCCCTTCAGATAGACGTGGATTCGGTGAAGGAGTGTCTCCAAACTTCCAATCTGCAAAAAATACCGCGATGCAAAATGCAAAAATGGTTATAGGTAAAAAAGCAGGTGATTATCATTTTAAAACAAAAATCGATAATACATTGGTGAAAAAAGAAAATGGAGTTTTCAAATATCTAATCATTCTTTATCCTGAAATGGACGAGGTTAAATTTGGTCAAGACGCCGCTCTTGCTGTAAATCCAGGTGACATTTATTTTAGTTAAACTATTTATTTTATATGAAATTATTAGACCTCATAAATGAACATTACAATAGTGATACATTATATCCTAAAGACAAAATTTTGAGGTTACTTGAGAAAGCACCTAAGCATTTAAAAGAGTTAGGTAAGAAACTCCCCAATATTGAATGCGAGAACGATTTAGGTCAAAAAACAATTTGTACACGTATACCTGAAGTCCTATACATTTACTTTACAGGTGGGTATTAATTAAAATGTTTTATTAAACTTAAAAATTGAAGTATTTATATATTAAAATAGATTAAATGATAAGTGCAGCTAATTCTCTTACCGGTTCAACACAAGTATTAACTGGTTTAACATACATAAATAACGTAATTACCGCAGCAACGGCAAATGGCCAATTTGAAGTAACAATTGATGGTATCTATATGGACGATAATGCTGCTTCAGTGTTATATAATACATATGGTTATACTGTAACTAAAAGAACTTACGATATGGGTTTATACCCAAGTTACGTAATTAACTGGGCACCAGCTCCAACAACCACACCAACACCTAGCGTTACCGCAACAAGTACTCTTACTCCAACTCCAACACCTACAACATTTTATGGTGTAACTGTGAATTATTATTGTTATAATATATCACAAACAGATTTGAATAATGCAACAGGTAACTCAGGTCCATATGCAAACTATAATGGTGTTTTATTTGCAATTGTTAGAGATAATGGTGCGCATCAAGTACAATCAGCTACATTTAATACAGCAGGATTTTATACAAATGGATTAACATCCGCTCTTAATATTGGCGATCCACAATTTGGTTATTACCAAAATAATGTATTCATAACAGATGGTTTAAGTAGTGTTCAAATTAATAATGGTAACATACCTTGTATACCACCAACCGCAACACCAACACCTACTGTTACTCCTACAAAAACAAATACACCGACACCAACACCAAGTGTTACACCTACTTTAACACCAACACACACAACCACATCCACACCAACTCCAACTCCGAGTGTTACACCTACTTTAACACCGACTCATACAAATACACCTACTCCAACCCCTACTGTACCACCAATTGTTTATCAATCATATGATTACCAAGTTAGTGGAACAGATTTAGCTTTGGCGACAGGTAATACAGGAATTTATTCTGGATACAATGGAGCGGTAGTTGCTATTGTAACAAATGGTTATAACTGTTCGAATAAAACTGTTCGTACATTCACATATCCTTATACTTCAGCAGGACAATATTTGGAGTGGTTAATTTCACCTGTAACTAATGTACCGGTATTTGGTTATTATCGAAATAATGTATTGGTTACAACGGGATTAGTTTCTACACAAACAATCAATCCTGCTGTACCTTGTTAAACTTAATTAAAAAATAAAAGTATTTATATAAAAACAAAAAAATGGCTAAAAAACTTAAAATAACTGAAGATCAATTAAAAAGATTGATTGCTAAACAGAAAATGATTTCAGAACAACCTGGTGATGCATCAGTTAATTTCGATATAAGTAACGATTCTCAATTCACAACTAAAAATATGAATGAACACGAAGGTGAAGAAAAACACTATATGTTCTTCAATAGTTTAGAAGAAATAAAAAGAAAAGCAGAGTTACTTTTGAATAAAATCGATCACGAAATGATGGATAAATTATTGGATGAGCACGATTGGGCTGCTGCTCATATTACTACTGCAGAAAATGATTTATCACAAGTTTTTGATTTCTTTATGAATAAAGCAAAAGGTGATCACGTTGATAGCGATATTGAAGACAATCCGCACGATAAAGGAATGGATAACGAAGATAAAGAGGACGATGAAGAAGAAGATATGATGAATAAAAACATCAAAGGACACGAAGATGAAGATAAAGAAGAGGATGAAGATAAAGAAGAGGATGACAAAGAATTAAATGAAAGCATCAAGAAAATAAAAGCAAACTTCCAAAGATTTTTATAAAAAACTTCGAAAAAAAGAAAAACCTACCAGAAATGGTGGGTTTTTTTATTATATTTATATTATATGAAAATATTGATATCCGAATCGCAATTTAAAAACTTAATTAAGGAATATAACGATGGTGGAGCTGATTATATTAAATGCGACCATTGTTATGGATTGGGTAAAATGGAAGATGGAAAAATGTGTGATAAATGTGATGGTACGGGTAAAATGTCACCTAATGCTCACGACTTAGCTTCAGGGACCGATAGATTTTTAGCATCACCTGGCGCGGACACATTTGCAGGTTGTTCACCTCCCGATGGTCCTAATACAAGTTTAACTGAAAAAGTTGAAGGAGATAAAGTTATATGTGATAAATGTGGATGGTCTTGGGATATTTCTGATGGCGAAAAAGATCCTTATACTTGTCATAAATGCGGTAATAAACACGCTGAATTAGAAGAAAATATTAATCCTAACGGAAGAAAAACATTAAATTTTTTTGATTTAGTCAGTAAACGTATTATTTGGATTACTGAACCACACACTAATGGTGAAAGAGATAAACCAAATTGGGAACATGACACAAATGTTATAACTCTATGGAATGTTGAACATCCTGAACCGGGTCAAGAATGGGTTAGACAAGCAATACACTTCCCAAAAAACAATTCAGTTAAGTGGTGGAATGATGTGGGGCAATTTCAATTATCTGATGATAAGTACAATCAAATATTAAGAAGTATAGAAATATATAATAAGAGAAACGAAAAGGATAAAGACGCTAAATTCATTACCTGTAGAAATTGTAGACATAAGTTCACACAAACCACACACAAGAAAAAGAAATCATTACCTATTTGTCCAACTTGTGGTACTCACAATAAAGAATATAAATAAAAAAAGGGACTCTCGCCCCAATTTTTAAAACCTTGTGATATTATTTATTAGAATTTTGTTCCGCAGTGTGGACAGAATTTATGGTTATCTTTCTTTCTTTTTGCACCACACTCTGTGCAATAAGTTACCAAATCTTCCTTAACCAATGGTTTAATCGATTGAGGTAATATTTTCCAAGTATCCGTTCTCGATGGATAACTATTAAATGACGAATAATCATATGTAAATGATTGGTCAGAACTAGATCCCTTTTCAACTCTACCAGTTTCAAGGCTTCTCATAGATGTAGGTTCATTATATAAACCTTTATTTTTAATATCCCTCAAAATTGAATTAGTGTCAATACCACTCGTATAAGTAGTATTGGTATTACCGAAAAACGCATTAGTGCCTGTTGTTGTAAACGTACCATAAGTTGGTATTGTGGTATTCGTATTATGTGTTGTGTAAGTGTATGGTGTAACATTATTAACATTCCAAGATGGATTGTTGATGGTTAATGAATTACCACTTTTATACAAGGTCCTAGTTGGTAGAATGTCTTCATTATAAAACTTAACAACTACATCACCATTTTTTTGAATGGCTTGTTTTGTTTGTTTATCATTCCCATCAATAGAATAAGTTTCGAACAAAAATTTCTTAGCTTCATCCATATAACGTTCAAGAAATACTCTTTCGCCAGGACGAATAATAATACCTGAACCAATGGAATTACCATTTAATTCAATTTTTGCTAATACTTTATTTTGATTGGGATTATAAAGTTCGATTTCGAACTCATCACCGTTTTTAAGATATACGGTGTCATTAAACTGTTTTAATCTTTGTTTACTTTTTGTAATAAAAGATTGAGGCACAGACGCCTGCAATGTGTAATTACTCATTTCCTTATATTTTTGTTTGTATTTGAACTCTAATTTGTTGGTGTCAATTCCAACTCGAATGTCTCAGGGACACTTGGACTTCAATCACAAGGTTTGATATAAGTATATAAAAAAATTAAAAATAGTAAATAGAATTTGGAATATTCCAAAAAACCTTTTACATTTGTGGTATGAAAAAAATATTAATATTTCTTTTTGTTGGATTGTGTTCATTCGCACCAACACACAAAAAAAAACATAAACACAAGAAAATCAAACATATAACACATAAAGTTATTGTTGATACTGTCGTTGTTTATAAAAAAGATACGGTATATATACCCTACAATAAAGTAAATTACCATTGGCTATATTATGAGATTTGTCAACAAGGTATAAAATACCCTGACATAGTATTTGCCCAAGGGGTTTTAGAATCCGGCCATTTTACCTCAGATAAATTCAGAGATGGTAACAATTTATTTGGAATGAAACTTTCTAAGTATCGAAAAACCACAGCAATCGGTGAAAAATACGGACACGCTGCATATGAAAGTTGGTTTGAATCAGTACAAGATTATAAACTTTGGCAAAATACGATACCCAAAAAATACCTTAAAAATAGATTTACTTATCTTTATTTTGTTGAGAGTAGATATTGTGAATGTACTGGGTATAAAGTACAATTAGTAGATATTATCAGAAGATTCAAAAAACATTTTAATCCACACGAAAAATAGAACTATGAAAAAGTTTATTACAATGTTACTGATTTTATCATTTTTAAATGGGCTTTCACAACCCTCTGTTAAAAATTCCAAAACATATCAATGGGATGGAAAAATATTAACAAAAAAACAAATGGATGATACCTTAAAAGTTTATTTTTTTAAATTTTGTGATTCAGTTAAATTAGTATCACAAAAAAAATAAATTATCTAACACCATAATTCGGTGAATAAATCTTTTTGAAAGTTCTAATTTTCACTAACTGATCAGGAGTTATTACATTTGTTTCAGCTCCTGCTCTAGTATTCCACCATTCATAAGGAATTTCATATTGACCTAAAACTTGTGTCGGTACTGTGTCTTTTTTGACTTCAGTGAAAATTATATTTTGACTACTTGTATCCAAAATTCCTGAATCTTTAATGTCTTTTGTTTTCACAAAATCATAATTCGCATATCCAATCAAATCATAACCTAAACGAACTACTTCACCCAATCTTCCGTATCTATCATATATTATTTTACCTGTAGTCGGTGTCGGTGTCGGTGTTGGGGTTTTTTGTGCTGTTAAAACAATTGTAGCTTTTACAAATTGTTCAGCAACATATTTTGGATCATTTTTATTGTTACCTCTCACATATGGAGTCTTGCCAATTATAGGAGCACTCACTTCTATTATAGGCGATATATTCAAATTCTTTTGTAAAATTGGTTGTAAATACGCTTTTAAAATCTCACCTCTCTTAGCTGCTAACGAACCAGGTTGTTGAAATGGTGCTTGATTTGTTACTTGAGATTCTCCAGGTGTAATTACTACTTTAAAATCTTTAAGTTTTTTATCTTTAATAAAATCAACTATTTGTAATACTTTATTATTTATGTCTCCTTGTTTTGAAGTATCTAATTGAAATTGTCCACTTTGGAAGTTGGTTCCAAAATCCACTGTTAAACCGCCATTGTTATTTTGAGTAGGGGCCGCTTGTTCTGAAATAATTTTATCAAAAATTCTTTTTACTTGTTCTTCGGTCAATACGATTTTTTTCATTAAATGAAATGTTTTTATATAAATATTAAAAAATAGTGAATAAATAAAGTTTAGTCTATTCAAGTGTATTTATAAATAAAATACATTTATGGACATTTCAAAATTAAAAGGACACGTTCCTGATTCAGTTTTAGCACAAATACCTGATGCAATTGACAAATTTGAACTTAATACACCGTTGAGACTTTCTCACTTTTTAGCACAATGTGCACACGAAAGTGGCGATTTCAAAGCAGTTCAAGAAAATTTAAATTACTCTGCAAAAGGTTTAGCAGGTACTTTTCACAAGTATTTCTTAACAGAAGAAGCTGCGGTACCTTACGAAAGACAAAAAGAAAAAATAGCGAATAAAGTTTACGCTAGTAGAATGGGTAACGGTGATGAAGCAAGTGGTGATGGTTGGAAATATCACGGTCGTGGTTTTATCCAATTAACAGGTAAGGATAATTATAAAGCATTCACAGCAGTTATTGGTGAGGATTGTGTAGCATCACCTGATTTAGTTGCTACAAAATACCCTTTGGCATCTGCAGGTTGGTTTTTCAATAAAAACGGATTACATAAAATTGCAGATGGTGGAGCCACAGACGCAGTTGTTACTTCTATTACAAAACACGTTAACGGAGGAACTTTAGGTCTCGATGATCGTATAAAACATTTCAAAAATTATTACGCGTTGTTAGCATAAAAAAAAGGGGGATTAATTCCCCTTTTCTATTTTTATTGATTTATAAAATTCATTTTTAATGATTCTATTTCAGTTAGAATTACTTTAACTTTTTCTTCTAACATAATAAGTTTCATCAAATTATTTGCGGTAACCGCTTCTTCACCGATATTTTCTAATAACTTATTTTTTAAAGCTATGTTGTTTTTTTCCTTTTTTCTAAGGAAATATTTTCTTGAGTTCTCTTTTGTACAATTGATACAATAATTGCTGAAACCATCAAAGATTAAACGATTTTTATAAAAATGGTCATTATCTAATGGTTTGTCACATTTACACCCTGAACATTTTTTTGTAGTCATTTCTTGCATATCTTTATTTTGAAATGCAAATATATGACAAAAGGAGTGAAATAAAACTAATTTTTTAAAAAATATTAAGCTGTTTTTGCAACACTGAACGCAATAACATCACCGGCTTTCAAATTTCTTGGGTTATTTTGTAATAAGTCATTGGCCCACAATATGTTATAAGTACCATTACCCCCTAAATTTCTTACTATTGAATCAACCGTTTCCCCTTGTCTAACTAAATGTAATTTATAAGTTTTATCTTGATCTAAAACGGCTAATTTTTTATTTGAGAATGCATATTTTCCACCCATTTGTGGTTTTACTGTTCTCATTTGTGTAGAAACAGGTTCATTTGCATAAACATTATTAAATGATTTTTCAGCACTAGTTGTTTGTTCAACTAATTGATTATCAATTATTTTTTTTATTTGGGATTCTGTGAAAATATATCTCATATTAAGGTCTTGTTGTTTTTTTCTTATTTAATTTATCGTTCTCGCTTCTAAGATATTCAACTGTTACTTTAAGTTCAGCAACTTGACGAGTCAAATCTAAAATCATTTGTCTCATTTGGTCTTTTTCTTTACCTGCGGCATCTAATAATGCTTCTAATTTGGATATTCTATCTTTACAATCGTGTCTGATGAAGTCCTCATCGCGTTCCTTATGCATAGCTCTTTTCTCATAAAATCTCCAAGCGCTTGCTGAACCTAGTACACCAAAAGCGGTACCTAAAACTGCGTAAATTGAATTTATATCCATATGTTTATATAAATATAAAATATTTTTCAATTTTTTCCAATTTTCAACTATTCCTGCTGAAATAAATTTTAGTGTGACAAATAGTTACACTAATAATAACTCAATCATCTCAAGATGGCAGTTACAAATTGGTTTAAAATATTTGTTTAATTAATCCATATAATAATAGGATTAAAATAAAAGGGGAGGCTTTATAGTCTCCCTTTTTTTATGTATATTTATCAATATAAAACAAAAATTATGAAAAGAGTATTAGCATTGATTACCATTCTTTTAGTGTTTTTCACTATCGGCGGTAGAACACAAGATTTAGTAGTTTTGAAACACACAAACTACACAACGACTTATTCTAAGTCATTAAAATATCCTACTTTAGTGGAATGGTGGGATACTAAAGCAAAAGTTGGTTGCGCAACTCCAATGGCTCGTAAAGACCAATTTGCTCCAGATCCGTTAGATATTGTAGATACTAAAATCCAAGCTGATTATGATGCTGCTAATCAAGCACATAAAGCTAAAGGTTCAAAAGGATTCGATAGAGGTCATATGTGTCCTGCAGCTGATAATTTATGTCAAACTCCTGAGGTTCAAACTGAATGTTTCTATTTTTCTAATATGGCTCCACAATATCACGCTTTAAATGCTGGTGATTGGAAAACATTAGAAACAGCAGAAAGAAACTGGTCAATTCAGAATGATTCAGTTCACGTATGGTGTGGTAATTTGGGTAAAGCAGAGGTATTAGGACCCGATAATATGGCTGTACCTACACAATGTTGGAAAGTAGTTTATATTGTAAAAACAAAAGAATGGTTAGCTTTCCTATTTGATAATGTTGATGGAAAACAAACAGGTTTAGAATCACATAAAGTATTAGTTGCGGATATAACTAAATTAACTGGAATTAAATTTAAATAATGTTACCTAGAGAATTTGTTAATTATCAAGATAAATTATATTGGGTCTATAAGAAAATGGCCTCAAGTAAGATTAAGGAAGGTTACACAAATGATCTAAAAGAATTTTGGAGATGTGACGTTGTTGTTAGAAATCCTAATGACAACGTCCTTCTTTTTTTGAAGGAAATACCTGAAGCGCAAGTTATAAGTTAAACTAAATCTTTGATTTTTCTAATACATAAATGAGTGAATAGTTCCTCATTTTTTCTCGCCTCCTTTTCGTAAGGATGGTTTTTATAATAATATTTTTTATATAATTCCATATATTTTACATCTGATTGTAAATAATGGGTATATTCGTGAATAACTGTCGAAACAACCTCTTCAATGGTTAAACAGTTTTTATCATAAACTATTATTTTGTTTTGTTGAGCATAAAAGACACCACTTATAAATCTCTCAGTTTCTTCTTTAACAAAATTGATTCTAACACTAACTTTGGGTAAATCTTTTCTACGTTTATTAATACCCATATTCTCTCTACACCACCTTGTGGCTAACAATGCGTAACGCCTTTTGGTTTTGATGTCGAGATTTTTTTTAGCCATTTTCTGCGGTATCTGTTTTTGTTTTTATTTTTCTCTTAGTTGGTTTAGGTAAAATATAATCATTAACAGCTTCAAAATTGTTTGAAATGTCTTTCAGAATACTAGCAAATTCGTAATTTTCTGATTCTTCGTTCTTTTTCATAAGAACTACTAAAAAACTTCTAAGCTCATTATCACTTAATTTTGCTCTATTACTAACTGAGTTTTTCATTAATTTGAAAACCATATATTGAACATTCATCTTTTTTTCAATAGGTAACTCGAAATAACTTTCAACATTAACATTGTCTAAAATGATGTTACTCACATTTTCTAAAAATAAAATAAAGGAAGGATGGTTCAAATTCACTCTCATATCTTTCGTTTTAAATAAATACTATTTTGATTAATATAAAATAAAAAAGGGATAAAAAAAAACATTTTATCCCTTTTATTTTTTCGTTAACTGTTCTTATTTGGCCCATTTTCCACGACTCACAATTTGTGCAATTATTCCATAAACAGACAAATCCGAATAACTATCTTGTACACTTTCTCCAACAGTATCCTCTTTACCAAGCAAAACAAGTTGTTTCAATCTTTGGATCTTGTCATTCATTCTGAACCACAGACCTGTAAGTGATAGTTTAACTTCTTCAGGGGTTTCCAATTTAGTTCCTACAGAGATGTTATCAGGTCCATAATTCAATTGTTTTCTACAGAACAACTCATATTGCTCCCTCATAATTTTCTTGAATTCTGTGGTTGTTTCAGGGTATTTCTCCTCACATTGTTTAATAGGAGATAATAGGGTTTCTTTTTCTTCTGCCATAATTAAAGGTATTTATTAAAATATAAGAAAAAATTACTGATAAACCAAATATTTATATAAAATAACTAAAAATGGCATCAAACGCATATAAACAAATGCAAGCAGGGGGTGGTCCTGGAAAAGAAGAATCGGGAGAAAAGAAGACCAAACACACATCACTTATCAAAATGTTAACATTTAGAGTGGTTCCTGCATATTATAAAGAAATTGAAAAAGTTGCTAATCGTAAAAAAATTACTGTTTCTAAATTGATCAGAACCTATATTTTGGAAGGTATGAAAAGAGATAATGAAATAAGTAATTCACAAGGACAAGAATATACAGGATAATGGAAAATACTATCTTAGAAAATAAAATTAAAGAAATAGTGAACAATGTTCTTACTGAAGAAGCTGCTAAAGTTTCTCGTTATGAATTTGGTCGTGTACAGTTCAAAATAGACGAATTAGAGAACTCATTAAATGAAACAATAAAGGAACTAAGAAAATTACAAGATGCTGTTCCTAGTGGCTTAAAAAACGTAGTTAACGGTCGTTTAACTAATGTATCTAAAAACCTATACGAATCTAAGAAAACAATATTAGAACTTAAAGAAAAAGTTAAAAAGTACAAAAGAAATCTTTATTCTCAACAAATAGAAGAAAAAAAATAGTCGATTATTTTTTATTTTTTAAAACTTGTTTACCTTCTTCTGTTAAAAAAAACACCTCTTCAGTGTCGTCATCCTCATAAGAATTTACCAACCCTTTATCTTTCATTTCATATAAAATGGTACCTGCAATTATTAATTTGAGTATCGCTTCCATTTCTTCCTGATTGAATGCTATATCTTCTGATAAATCCTTACCATCGATAAATTTATCGGTTAATTTATCACAAAAAACTGTCATAGCATAATCGGTCGATTCTAAATCAAATTCTTCAAAAAACCCATCTTCATTTAGGGTGGAGATATATATTTCAGCTAATTCTATTATTCCTGGTTGATATATTTTATTCATAATGATTGATTAATTTAATTATACCTAAAATTTTTGATAAAAAAAATTAATTAGTTGAATTTTTGTTAATTTTTTCATATATTATGATTAAAATAATATAGATGAAAAAAAATAAGATATTCATTCAAATTGCGTCTTACAGAGACCCACAATTACTACCAACATTAAAAGATTGTATCGCTAAAGCAAAAAATCCCAAAAATTTAGTTTTTTCAATTGCTTGGCAACATTCACCAGATGATGCTTGGGATAATTTAGATGAATATAAAAACGATAAGAGATTTAAAATTGTTGATATCAATTATAAAGATTCTCAAGGTGCTTGTTGGGCGAGACATCAACTTCAACAACAATATAATGGAGAAGAATATACATTACAATTAGATTCACATCACAGATTTATTGAAAATTGGGATGAAGAGTTAATCAATATGATTAAAGACTTACAAAGCAAAGGTCATAAGAAACCTTTGTTAACTGGATATGTTTCATCGTTTGATCCTGATAATGACCCAGCGGGAAGAGTGATGCAACCTTGGAAAATGAATTTTGATAGATTTATTCCTGAAGGCGCAGTTTTCTTTTTACCTGCAACAATTGACGATTATCAATCAAGAACTGAACCAATACCTGCTAGATTTTATTCAGCACATTTTTGTTTCACATTAGGACAATTTGTAACTGAAGTACCACACGATCCTGAATATTATTTCCACGGTGAAGAAATATCAATTGCTGTTAGAGCTTATACTTGGGGATATGATTTATTCCATCCTCACAAAACAATTGTATGGCACGAATACACAAGAAAAGGTAGAACTAAACAATGGGATGATGATCCAAAATGGGTTACAAGGAATTTAGAATGCCACAAAAGAAATAGAAAACTTTTTGAAATGGACGGCGAGGTTAAAGATATCGATTTCGGACCTTTTGATTTTGGTAAAAAAAGAACATTAGAAGATTATGAAAGATATGCTGGTGTTTCATTTAAAAGAAGAGCAATTCAAAAATATACCTTAGAAAATAATTTAGCTCCAAACCCTCCTTTATATGGTGAAGAATTTGATGCATCGTTTTTGAGTATTTTCAAACATTGTATCGATATTGGATTTGATAAAGTACCTGAAAGTGATTATGAGTTTTGGGTGGTTGCATTCCACGATGAGAAAGATGAAACAATGTTCAGACAAGATGCCGATGCTAATGAAATTGCTAGAGTTAAAAGTGATCCTGATGGATATGGTAAATTATGGAGAGAATTCCAAGTAGATAAAAAACCATCATATTGGGTTGTGTGGCCTTATAGCACATCTAAAGGTTGGTGTGAAAGAATAACAGGAACATTATAATGGTTAAAATTCATAATAGTAAGATAGCTGATATTGGTTATTATATTAACTTGGATAAGAGAACTGATAGAAATCAACAACTATTAAGTAATCTTAATGAATTTAATATAACAGGAGTTAATAGATATTCCGCAATATCCGACGGACCGGCCCCGCAGTTAAATTTAGTTAATACAACATTCCAAATATATAAAATATTTTTGGAGTCTGATGCTGAAAGTTTATTAATCTTAGAAGATGATTGTAAATTTTTAGACATATTAAAAAGCGATTATGAAAAAATATTTGATGACATTAATAACACAGATTGGGATTTATTTTGGTTAGGTTGTGTTAATAGAAGAGAACCAAGATTTTATAAAAATAATTGTTACCAAGTTTCTTCAGTTAGTTATGCACAATCTTATGTAATAAAAAGAAAAATGTGTGAAGATGTATTGAAAAATTTTGAGAACAATTGGAATAATTTGTGTCCTGATGAAATGTTATCTTTATTTGCGTATGGTTATGATATAGCATCGAATCCAAATAAATTCGAATTTTATAAACAAAATCAACCATTAGACGTTTTCACAACAGAATACAAATGTTTAACTTATGAATCTTCTTTAACTACACAGTATAACTCTCATTCTGATTTATGGCATCATATGACCAATTTAGAAGAATGGATTACTAATCATCATCCAAAAAAATAATAATGAAATTAGTAACAGTTACTTGGTCATACGAAGATGAGCCTAAAGTAGATAATTCTTTTTTGGTTCTTTCTTTTTTAAAAAATAATAACATAAGTGACATACATAATATCCATTTTAATAGAAACAATTATAAAGATTTAGAGTCTGAATTCAATGAAAAATTCGGTAATCAATATGAATTCTTGTTATATAGAATTTTTTTATTAAAAGATTATTTGTTGAAATCCGATCTCGAAAATATTGTATTTGCGGACACAAATGATGTGGTTTGTTTGAATAGCATTAATAACATTGTTATAGACCCAAATTCCGTTGTTTTCTCAAGTGAACGACATAGATATCCAAATGAAGAAAGTATCGGGAATTGGTCTCCTACGCACTTATATCCTGAATATAATAAAATCAATGAATTATTCCTTAATGGTGGTTTATCTTATGGTACTAAAGAATCGTTTATAAAATTATTTGATATATGTATAAATGAAATTTTTCCTTTGGAGTATAAAAATTTTGGTGGGGACCAAGGAGTTTATACTTATTTCTTTATAAACCAAAATGACGGATTGATAAAAATTGATGAAACCAAATATTTTTTAAGTACTTATTTAAAATCCCCTAACGATTTTAGAAAAGACGATATTGGTGTTTATTCGTTAAAAACTAATTCATATCCGATTTTCATTCACGATAATGGATGGAATTACGGTAGTCCAAAATTTATAAACCATTTTAATTTGATATGATATTTGTAACAATTTGTATAGGTGAAGAAAGAAGAAATGACACTATGCACCTGTTAAATGATTTAAGAAACTTAGATTATAAAGTTTATTTGTTGACAAATATCGAATTTGACATTCAAAAATTTCAATTTTATAATGTAAAAATAGTCAAATTGGATGTTGATTCTTGGAATGATTTCCAAAGATTTCAAATCATAAAAACAGCATTTTTAAACGAAACAGATGAATATGTATATTATTTAGATTCGGACTCTAGATTTTTTAATTTCAGGAATGAAAAATTCGATAAAGAAAAATTTGAAAATCTATTATCAACTATAGACTTTGATATTATGTGTCCGTGGTTTTTAGATCCAATTAAAACCCAATTGATACCACCAAATATAAATGACAATATAAATTATAGAAATTTTAAATTTGGATTCAATTCTTTGATTGAGTATTTCAAGACAAAAAATAAAAATTACTATGAAGATATCGAAAAATGTTCTCCTTTAGAAACTTTACTTATTTTTAAAAGGAGTGACAGAATGATATCCTTTCTTGATGAAATGTTAATAATTGTAGATAAATTGATTGTAGAAGAGAAAAAAATTGGTAGAATCTATCTTGCATCAGGTTGTGGATTTGCTATGAGAATGATGTGTAGCGTTTACAATATAAACATAATTACAAATAAAATAGTTTATCATTTTTTCAAAGGTAATTTCTTAAAGGAAGTTTTTTTATTTGATTCAATAATAGACAGAAACGAAACAATTTTTTAATGAAAAAATACTCCTTAATTACTACTTATTATTGTAAAGATTGTAACTATTCAACAGATAATCGATTTAATTTCGATGGTAATTCGGAAGATTTCTACATTAATTTTTCCAATGAATTTTCACCATTTGATATGGATAAAATACCGTATGTTGGTGTTACAAAAAGGAGAGATTTAGTTTATGGTAAAATATTTTTATTAAAAGATTTTATAGAAAAAAATATATTAGATAAATACGAATATTTGTGTCATATAGATTATAGCGATACTAAATTTTCAGGTAGCTTTATGGAAATGATGAAAAAATTTGAATCATCCAATATGGATTTTATAATATCAACAGAAAAAAAATGCTGGCCATATCTTCACTCAGTCAATAACTGGTTAGATTCTCCATCATCAGACGAAGAGTTTAAATTTATAAATTCGGGTGCAATTATATCAAAAACTGAAAAATTTTTACTATATTTAAATAAATTAATCGACATATGTTTAAATGAAAATATTGATTTTTGGGACGATCAGGGAGTTTGGCAATATTATAATTTGAAGATAGAAAAATTAAACGCAGATACTAATTGTGAGTACTTTTTTTCAACCTCAGAATTGGATGAAACTTACTATACAATTGAAAATAATAAAATAAAAACTAAATTTGAAACATATCCTTATTTAATTCACGATAACGGTAGTTTCAACTTAAACTTAATATCAAAAATATGAGCGGAGTAGCAGGACACTTTTTTTATAAAGATACCATCATTTCACAAAACCCAAACGTAGCGGGACCATTCAAAACATTATTTGAAACAATAAAACCAAATCAAATCCTTGAAGTTGGTACATCCCACGGAGGATTAACATTGTTATTGAGAGATTTATTAGACGAATCGGGTTTATCTGAATGTCAATTAACATCGTATGATGTTTTAGATTTTCAGAGATACGGATTAGATAAAGCAATAAATGAGGGTGCTAAAATAAATTTCATACTTAAAAATGTTTTCAATCATCAATACAATGATTTAGTGGAAATAGATGAAATTGTTAATTATATCAAACAATCGGGCCCTACAATTGTATTGTGTGATGGTGGAAGTAAAAAGAACGAGTTTAAAATATTGTCTAAATTTTTAAAACCAGGTGATATTATTATGGCTCACGACTATGCTGCTAACCAGCAATATTTTGAAGAAAATATAAAAGATAAAATTTGGAACTGGTTAGAAATACAAGATTCAGATATACAAGAAGCGTCTGATGAAAATGGATTAACTCCATTCCAACAAGATAACTTTACCAACGTTGTTTGGGTTTGTAAAATAAAAAATTAATATGTCTACAACAATAGTAACAGGTATTTGGGATATTAAAAGGGACCAATTATCAGAAGGATGGAATAGAAATTACGATCATTACTTAAATAACTTAGCTAAGTTGATGAAGTGTGATGATAATATGATAATTTATATTGAAGAAAAATATAAATCATTCGTTGAAGAAAGAAGGGACACTTCCAATACAATGATAATTGTTAGAGAACTCGATTGGTTCAAAAGTAATGGTGAAATGTGTAGTATGATTGAAAAAATAAGAACTAATCCTGATTGGTTTAATCAATCTGGTTGGTTACCTGAAAGTACTCAAGCAAAATTAGAAATGTATAATCCAATTGTTATGTCAAAAATGTTTTTGATGAATGACGCAGCAATATTGGATCCATTCAATTCAACTAATTTAGTTTGGATTGATGGAGCATTGACAAATACAGTTCACGAAGGTTATTTTTGGCACGATAATGTAGTTAAAAATTTAGATAAGTTTTTCAATAAATTTAGTTTCGTTTGTTTTCCCTATGACGGTAAAGTAGAAATACACGGATTCAAATATCAGGAGATTTGTCAATACGCTGAAGATGTAGTTAACAAAGTAGCTAGAGGTGGAATTTTTGGTGGTCCTAAAGAAATTATCAGTAGAGTAAACGACATTTACCATTCGTTATTGATGGAGACGCTATCAAAAGGTTTGATGGGTACTGAAGAAAGTATTTTTACGATTATGGTCTACAAATATCCTGAACTTTTTCAGTACTACGAAATTGAAATGAATGGATTATTGGGGATGTTTTTCGAAAATCTAAAAAATAAAAATTTATACCCGAAAACAGAAAAAGCCGATACGATTAAAATTAATCCACACGATAAGAACAACGTCGCTCTTTATGTATTGACTTATAATTCACCAAGTCAATTTGAAAAACTCTGCTTATCTTTTGGTGAATATGATGAAGATTTTTTGAATAAACCAAAGAAATATCTTATCAATAATTCATTGGATCACACTACAGATGAAGCTTATAATAACTTATGTGTTCAATACGGATTTGAAGAAATTAAAAAAGATAATATAGGTATTTGTGGTGGTAGACAATTTATAGCTGAACACGCAGATGAAAATGGATTCGACTATCATTTCTTTTTTGAGGATGATATGTTTTTTTATATGGGTGAGGATGAATTTTGTAAGAATGGTTTTAGAAGAAAAATTAAAAATTTCTATGATATTGTTATGAATATTACTTGGAATGAGAATTTTGATTTTTTAAAATGGAATTTTACGGAATTTTTCGGTGATAACAGTAAACAATGGGCTTGGCATAATGTACCTGCAGGAGTTAGAGCTGAATTATTTCCTGAAAAACCCGTTAAAACAACAATTGATACCAATGCTGCTCCATTCTTAAAATTCAAAAATATAAAATCATACAGAAAAGTTCCATATGCAACTGGCGAGATTTATTATTGTAATTGGCCTCAAGTGGTTTCAAAAGAAGGAAATAGAAAAATGTTTTTAGATATTAAATGGGCCCATCCATTTGAACAAACTTGGATGTCTTATATGTACCAAGAAACGTTGAAAGATAATTTATATCCGGGTATTTTATTAGCAACACCTACCGAGCATAATAGATTTGATTTTTATTCCGGTAGCCATAGAAGGGAAAATTGATATATTTATTACTACACAAAAACACCATAATAAACTAAACAAACCCCAGATGGACGACGGTGATAGTAAAACAAATACACAAAATCAAACATCATTTTTCTCACAAAGAGAAAAGATTGATGTTTTACAAAGAGACATCTCTGATGTTAGCAATGTTCTTCCTACCTTTTGGATACGATGCCCTTTTCAAATTAATAATGGACGCAACTGGTTCGTATTGGATAGCCGATATCGTTTTCTATTCTATTTCGGGATCTTTCTTTACGTTATACTTTTTATTCACGAGATACTTAAATAAAGAAAAAACCTCCAATTAGGAGGTTTTCTTTTTTTCGTCTGGTTTTTGTAAACCTTTCTTTAATTCTTCTTTTTTGGTGTTATCACCTTTAATTGCTGACTTATGCTTTTCAAGAATTTTCTTTTTTTCTTGGTCAGTCATTCCAAATGGATTACTCATAGTTTATATTTTATTCATTATTGTTAAACACTCTTCTTTTTTATATTTCAATACCTGACATTTCTCATAATCTTCTATGTCTATAAGGGCTTGGGTTAAAACATCGATTATTTCTATGTAAAATTCTAAATCATTATCATAGATTAAGATTGTCCTGTTATTATTATAATCAATTAATGTTTCATAGTCAATAGAAATCACATAATTATATATCATTTCTAAATCATTATCGTGATAATTGTCTACTTGTAATATTCTCGTAGCTTTTAACAAAAAATTATATGCAGGGTACATACTATAAATACTACAAAATATTCCTCATTTTTTTGTCTAAGATTTTGAAACATTCATAAAATCCTTCTATTTCAATATCCTCCCGATTTTGTTTGGAACAATCGCCCAAACCAAAAACAACCCCATTACTCAAAGATACTGAAAATATCCATTGGGACGGTTTACATATCTCAGTAGTTAAATAAACACCTTCTTTATCAAAAAAATAATAGAGTTTTTTAATATCATAAAAATAAAGACTCGAAATGCTTATAATTCCTAAGTTTGGAAACATCCTTTCCTTGAATCTTTTAAAGGCAATAGGATATAAAAATTCAATCGTATACCAGTCCATACTTTTAATTATGTTCATTTTAGTTGATTTTATATATATGACTTATAAAAAAAAATTTCTTTTGAAAAAAAACCAAATAATTATGATTATTTGAAATGAATATATTAGAACATTATTACATAGAAGATAAGAAAACCCTTTATATTGAATTTTCAACAAAAGAAGATGGTGACGATTTTTATCGAATTTTAGAATTGGGTTTTGAAGATATTGAATACTATTCCCCCACTATCATTTATGAGGATGAATTAAGAAGTATTGACGAGATTTTTATATTTGACCTTATTGAGCAATATTTATTAGATAACGATCTACCAGAGGAACAGAAACTCTGATATTTATATTTGTATGACCGATAATCAAAAAGAACAACTTAAAAATTTTGCTAAATTTGTAAGAGAAAAATTGGAACTTGAAAAAGCCCCTATTATTTCTATTCAAAATGGTAGAGGTGATTTGAAAACAACAGCAAATTACGATTATACCAAGGAAAAAAAAGTTATTAAGGTAAATGCTAAGAACAGAGCATTGGTTGACGTAATGAGGAGCTTAGCGCACGAAATGACCCATCACAAACAATATGAACAAGGTAGACTCAAAGTTAAACCACCAGATATTGGAGGTGAAATTGAGGATGAAGCTAATGCCAAAGCGGGTCAGTTTATTAAAATGTATTCAAAAATAGACCCATCAATATACGATTTCTAAAAATATTCATTCTCTCGATTAAAATATGTATATTCTTTGATATTTATTACCTATGAAGGTATGTATAACCGAAAAACAACTTAAACTATTATTATCCAAACGTATTCAAGAAATTGAATTAGGTGAGGCTGATGAGGCACCATCAAGTGGTGATTCATCTCCTAAATCAGGAACATCGGATAAACAATCAGGTGGTAACGGTTATCCTGAAGTATCTAAATGGGAAGACGTTGTGAAAATAACGAGAGGAGTTGCTAACCCAATTGATTATAAGTTGAAATGGGAAGATGAGATTGATATAACAAGAGGACCCGATAATCAATTAAAGTAATATTTATATATTAATGGACTATAGAAAAAAACAATTTACAGAAAAAACAACATTATTTGGTTTGATACCAAAAAGAGGATATGTTTTTGAAGCATTAGCAACTGTAAATGGTCGTTATATTATTATTCAAGATAGTGTGTTCGATTTACAAGAACAAGTCACAATAGGTAATTTATGGGATTCATTGGATATTTTTAAAACAATATTTCAAAATACTGAGGTTGAAGATAAAGAATATGGAATTGTAAAAGAAAGTATTTTAAAACTTCCATTGTTAGAAACAAAACAAAATTTACACGAATTAAGAGATTTATTGATTGAATGGAGTTTTTTTGATGATACTTGGGTTGGTAAGCAATTGAAAAATGCAGGAACGAGTATTGCTGATGCAGCAAGTGAGGCTTGGGAAGGAGCAAAAAAATTAGGACTTGCTATAAGTAAAGGTGATTGGGGTCAAATTTTAGGTTTATTAGCAAAAGGGGTAAGATTCATATTAAGGAAACTTAAAGATGCTTTATATAGTAATTTAGGGATGATTGTTGATGGTATTTTATTAGCAACAGGTGTTGGTAAAGGAGCACAAATGGTTGCTTGGGGTTTAGTATTAGCTTTAGACGTTTATCAATTTATTTTTAATGATTACCCTAGTGATGAGGCAAATAAAGCAACTTGGCAAAAATTATTAGATATTGGTTTAGACGCTATGGGCTTTATTTTTGCTGGTGGTGTTGCAAAAGCTTCTAAAATATTATTAAGACCAATATTAGAAGTTGGTGCAGAAGATAGTGCTAAAATAGCAAAAACTGTGGCAGAAAATCCTGAAATGAAATCCACATTAGTAAAAATTGGAGATGCCATTTCAAATGTCCCTCAAAAATTAGCATCAGTACAAACATCTTTAACTAAAACTTTTCCTAAAGGGGCTGAATTTATTGGTGGTATTTTGGGTAAGTTAGGAAGTGCTTTAAGTGGATTAAAAAATTTTATAATCAAAATAACTGGTGGTGCAGGAAAATTAGGAAAGGGAATTAGAGCAGGTGCAATTGGTGGTGGTATAACATATGCATTAGACCCTGCAAGAAAAGCAGCGGAAGGAAGTGAAAATGGTTTGAAAAAATTATATAGTCCAGAAATGGTAAAAACACAAAACATAAAACCTAAAATTGATTATAGTAATTATAGTGAAGACGAATTAGAATCGCAGATTAATGCTGCTTAAAATATTTATAAAATATGGAAAAGAATTTATTACAAGAAATAAAAAGAATGCGTGAAATAATGAATCTTAATGAAAATGAAAATTTATTATTTGAACAATCTTGGCTTAAAAATTTGTTTAGTATAGAAGGTGAAGATGCTGCAAGAGCATTAGGTAAAGATTTGAAAACAGGAGCATCAGAAGATTTGATTCAAGCACTTAAAAGTGGAGATGAAAATTTAATAGCAGCAGCTAAAAGTAGATTATTTGATGATGTTGCCAAAAAATTAGCAAGCGAAGGTATAGATTTGAAACAATATATGGAAATTAATCCAACAACGGGTAAACCTCAATTTAATTTTCAAAAAATGAAAGCTACCGGAGCTAAAGGGAAAATAATAAGCGCATTAGGCGTTGATAGTCCTCAAGCATATGCCGATTTTATGGTTGATTTCAAAAACAAAAATAAAAGTTTTTTTAACCAATCTGCAGAAGATTTAGGTTCTGGTGCTGGTAAAACAACAACTAATGGTGAAACTGTTGGAAATGAAACAAATGAATTTATTAATCAAGTTGACCCAAAAGAATTTCAAGATTGGGCAGATGCTATAGAATTAAGATTTGGTAAAAATTTTGGTTCTGATAAGTTAAAGAGAGCGGCTATAGATTACGCTTCAAAATTACCAGGCCAAACATTAGATCAAAAAATAAAATATCTTGAAGAAAATTTATCATCATTAGATGCGGTGTTTGCTAATAGAGCAGCAAATGCGACAGGAAAAAGGATCTCTTACTATCAAGGTATAAGAACGTTTATCGCTGATTTAGGAAGTATGATGAGACAATTACCAAGAAATCCAAAACAATTTGCAGGTATGGCTTTTAGAATTCTATCAGGTTTTGCGGTAATTGGTGCTGTTGGGGGTATCATAAAACCTGAAGAAGGTCACGGTCGTCTTTATAGTGCTATGAATGGCGTTAGTTTTGGTTTGTTAGGTATGTTTAATGATGCTCCAACAAAACCATCAGTAACAGGTGCCGGAAGTACTCCTACTCAAACATCAGCAGATAACAGCGCCACAAATACAAGCACAGGAACACAAACAACAAATGCAACCCCAACTCAAACTAAAAAATTAACTTGGTATTAAAATGAATGAGATATATCTAAAAAAATTATGGGACGCTCTTCAAGGAAATTTTGATGTTGGGACATATGAAGAATTTAAATCTCATATGGGAACACCAGAATTACGAAAAAAGTTTTATGACGTTATAACAGCTGAACATTTTGATATAGGTCCTTGGGGAGCGTTCGAAGCTCATTTAAGCGGTCAACTAATACCTGCATATGTTGGTACCGCAAAAGAATTTGTTGATCAAAAATCAACTAACTGGATGGTTTGTAAAGATGGTTTTCCTCCTAGTGGCATTCCATATGGATGTAAAAGTGACACTATAAGATTAATAAAACATATGTTAGGTTCAAGTAGTACAAATGATGGTGTTTACGGTAATGATTTTATCCAACAATTAGTAAATGATGGTTTTATAACTCCCGATAAAGGTGAGCAATACAAGAAAGACCATTCATTCAGAATAACTAAAGATTTATATAACCAAATAAGTCAAAGGCCAATGACTCACGATAAATTGGTCTTCAACCCATCTACTATTGCCGATGTTGATAGTGTAAATGAGTCAATAAAAATTAACACTAAAAAGGCTTTGAAATCTTACTTTAATTAAATTAAAAGATATTTATAATTAGAGTTTAAATGGTTTGGTCACCATTAAACGATAATACTTTAAAACGAAAAGGAGGTATTCCAAATCTCGACATTGAGGCGTAAGCCTCTTTGTTGTTTTATACCCTTTCAATAAAAAACCCCTACATTTCTGTAAGGGTTCCTGAGTGGCAAACAAAATTGATAAGATTTCAATTGTTGTGGAGATGATCGGAGTCGAACCGATGTCTTCCAAATTCAACAATAAGTGACTACACGTTTATTTAATTGGTTCTCAATTAACAAATAGAAGGTTCTTTTTTTTCCATCATTACCTACAACTGTGGGAAGATCACTTCAATCGGTAGACCCTCAAACGGTAGACCCTCAAACGGTACCTTGACACTCTAAGGTGGTATCACACCGTAAGGACTTCTGTTCCTAGGTTATATGTCCGTCGACCCGAGGTAGGGACCTAATTTAATTAGGCAGCTACTTTAGAAGTTGCAAGAACACCTGCAATTTCCATGTTGTTATAAACGTTTGCGTTTATCTTTTCAGTCCAGTTTTTAAAGAGTTATACTAGCTCTTACGTGCCACCTATCCCTGATATCTGAAATCAAATCCAAGGCATCCCCATATAAAAAACAAAGATATGGTTTATTTTGTAACTTTAGGCTTTTTAGCTACAGCTTTTTTTACTTTAGTTTCAACAGCAGCAACTTCATCTTTAACTTTTTGTTCAGTTGAAGCAACTTTAGATTTAACTTCTTTTATTTCATCTTTAACTGCTGATTCAAGTTGTTTTAATTCAACCGCTTTTTCGGCCATTGAACCACCACCTAACAAAGATTTAATTAAGTCAATAATTTTTTTCATATTTTCTATTTTTAATAAATATATACAAAAATTGCAAATTAATCAATTATGGTGGCCACAATTTCCCCATAAACCTCTGTTAAATCGATTATGATGGGTTTATTGATTGGTTCATACCTTTCATTACAGATTGAAGCATTAACAAATAAAGTTTCTTTAACATAAGCAGGTCCATATGCTCCGTGAATGTGACCGAATACGTTAATTTTTGGATTAATTTGTTCTATACGATACCTTAATAATTCACAACCTACGTTTTCATTACCTCTCCATTGAGCAACAAAATCTCTAATTCCATTTGGTGGTCCGTGGGTTATTAATATATCGGTATCATCAGGAATTGCTTTCCATTTAGATTCCAATGCGGGACCTAATCTATCTAAATTAAAAGCCCAATCGTAAAATCTTGGTTGCCAAGGACTTCCGTAAATTTTAATCGGTCTACTGAATTGAGGATCATTGATGATTAATTCACTATCGTGTAAATACGTTACATTACTCTGACTTAAATTTTCTTCATTCAATAAATGATGAAGCCAAGGAGCTTCGTTGTTATGTCTTACCCCATTATAATATTCAAAACCAAAATCGTGATTTCCTGCAATGAATATTTTGTGGTCAAAACCATCTATATTTTGAAACCAATAAACAAAATCTTCAATTTCTTTTTCTTTTCCTTTATTGGTACAATCACCAGCGTGAAGGAGCATATCACCCTGAGGTAATGGATTGGTCATTTTTTTATGTAGACCATGTGTGTCAGATATACAAACAATTCTCATAATTCAAATATACAAAAAAATTTGAAATAAAAAAAACCCCGAACAAACGGGGTTATGTTCCATTATCGAAATTTAGAAACTTATGGATTATTAACATTTTGAATTGTAGGTTGTGAAGGTAATACAGGAGCATTAACTGTTGGTTCCGGTAAATTCACATTAGTCTTTACTAAATCAGCACTTAAATCGCTTTTTGCTCTGTTACCGCCACTAATTCCCATTATTTTATCGAATATTTCTTGTGTAACACCTGCTTCTCTTGTGTATTCAGGTGCCGCTTTTTTAACTGCAGCTTCGGTGGCAGTCCAAAAATTACCAGTAGGTTTAACTCCTAATCTTTCTTGCATCATTTTGATATTTTCACCTTTTTGTTGGAATTTCAACGGCATTTTTTCATTAGGAATGAAATTCGTTTTAGCAACACCGCTACTTGCTTGTTTCTTAGCTAATTCTGATCCAGGACAAGCTTTTGCAGCAATAGCAAGTTCATTTGCTGTAGGTTTATATGTTTGAACATATGAAACCCAATCAAGATTATTGAATGAACTAGCGGGTTGAATTATTTTTCCTCCTTTAACTGAACAGTACATTGTATTAATATTTCCCTGTCTTGTTGGATTTGTAGTAGATGGGGTTGGATTAGTATTTGGAGCACTTCCACCTGAAATACTAAATTTACCTGTGAAAACATCACGAACATTAGCCGCCATACCTTCAACAGTATTTTCAATACCATTGTTTACTTTGAAACCAAGTTTAGTTAAATGGTCAGCAACTATTTTTACATATTGTACATCATTTCTTCCGAAACCAGAATTGATACAATCTACTATACTTTTTTGTTCTGTTTTAGTTAAAAATGAATTTATATTCCAATATTGTGCTGCACTTGTAATTTTATTAATAGCATCTGCTAATTCTTTTTCGTTTGAATGATATGAATGGAAAGAAATTTCACTAGCAAGTTTTTCCTCGGGACTATTACCTTGGAAAACTTGTTCCTGTATATTTTTTTTATTTTCGGTCAATGTTTTACCCATTTGGTAACTCATCATTAACTTGACTCTCTCCAATATAATTTTATTATTTCCCATTTGATATATTTTACTATATAAATATAACAAAAAAAGGTTAAGAAATAAATCTTAACCCTTGAGGTCTGTACGGTTCAAATAAATTTTAACCGAGTCCACCACTTAGTTTTAAAAAACTAAGAAAAAATAAGTTTAAATAAAACTCTGAGAATACAAGTTTTAACGAAACTCTTTCGAGGGATTATTTTGTTCCCACTCTTTTCCACTAACTTTTGGTTAGTAAGTTTCAATGACGGTCAATTAGATTAACCAATCCTGAAGTTATTAGATACTCTTTTAATACTTATTACTCATCAAAGATGCCTCCCTGATTCAACCTTGCGGGTTTAGAGAACTTTCTCAAAAATCATATTGGGCTTGAGACCCTTTATGGCAATGAACAGCTCATTACTATGTAGTCATCTATCTCCAATAACTGGTGAACACTTGCTCTTGTTTTATATGATTGTTAAACCAAAATTAACAAATTGAGTTTGGTTTGCAGATGAGGAAAGTAGTGGTTCACCGACCAGCCAAGCCACCTTTTGAGCGACTCGATACTAAACTACTCTCTGATGTCTCCCGACATCCATATTTTTGGTTTCCTTCGAGATTAAACCCTTGGTAGGATTTAGTCAAGGACAATAGCAGCACCACCTGTTCTTTGCCATACCTTCCGTATTGCTACGCTACGGTTTTAAGACCACCATTATATTGAACCACGCAATAATAAAGTTGGATGACTTTATTTCTTACAATAGTTCTACGAGTTATTCTTATTGATGTTCCCACCTCAACCAGACAACCTGCATTGCCCAGTCATCGAACCCTTTCGCTACGGAGTTACCCTCACTACTTCAGGTCCAACGATATCTCGCTTGTCTACTCGAGCTCCATTGCTGAAGCCGCAAATCGATTAAACCAAACCGATTCACTTTATCCCACTTTCGTGGTTTATTTTATTGACTATAGACCGCCAATATTTTTAATTCAAAGAACTATTCAATTAAATAAGAACAATCTTTACCCTCTAAGCTACGGACAGATGGGATTTATATTCCGTCGATTGTTCCTTTCTTTTACAAAGATACATAAACATTTTCAAAAAGAAAAATAATTTTGAAACTTTTTTTAAAAATTTTTTTATATTAATTTTAATTGCTCTTTTTTTTGTGTTTTTGTTAATTGATTTAACTCATTTTCAAGTTCTTTCATTCTTTCAATTTTATAATTTTCGTCGGTTTTAAATCTAAATTTACTAAACCATACATGTTCGTAATTTAGGGTTTCGTGATCGATATGATTTGGATTTTTAGCCCAAAATAAACCACATCCGACTTTTGTTAAATCTATCTCAGGATAGGAAACATATATAAAATTTTCTAATGATTCTACCTTCAAATTTAATTTTCTTGCGCTATATCCCATAATTCCTTGGTCCGCTAATAACCACAACCACTCGGGTATTTTTTCATAATTTCTTTTGATGATACTCAAATGTTTATTCAGATAATCCTCACAAAGTTCATTATTATTTATATATAAAAATGAAGTATTTGGCATTAACATGTTTTGTGCAAAATCTTCAATTCCACCGATGCTATCAATTTGTTGGTTTGAAACAAAAAATTCACCTCTTTGTATTTCCCAATGAGTATGAACTAAATCATAATCATATATCCAATTGGGTAATTCGTCCCTTATTATTAAATCATTATCTAAAAATATGAATGGTTCTTTTTGTTTTCCTATAACAATTGATTTTCCAGTAGTCCAAAATTTACCTGCTTTTATATCATTATTTTCATTATCAAAAGTGTTAAGTGTATCAACATCAATTTCATCCCACAAATCTAACAAATTTAATTTTTTGTAAAATTCAAAACCAATTGTATCAGTATAAAGTTTAGTATGTCCTATATGTTTTTTTGCACGTAGAACGGCTACTTTTTGAATCAATAATTCATAATCAACAATATTATAATTAGTTTCATCAATGTCAGACATTTTAATTTTATTATAACCTTCAGCATCATTTTTATGAAAAAAAGGTTTTGTCCAATTTACAAAAATTGCTTTCATTAATTATGAATTAGATATATGTCTTTTTTAATTAACTTATTAATTATATTGTGTAAATTGATTTGAGATTGTTTTTTTATGTTGATTAAGTTAAAAATATTATCCTCAGATCTACCAAAAATAACAGTTGGTTCGTAGTTTAAAATATAATGTTCTAAATCGCAATTAACATAATTAAAAATTGAAAATTCTTCGACTAATGTAACAATGTTTAATTTATTTGAAATTTCAATAAGTTTATTTGGAATTTTTTTATTCGAACAATAGATGAAACCAGCATTTGGTAAAACGATTTCATTATCTAATCTCCATCCATATTTTTGCATTTCGATTATTTGATTATTTACCCAAACTCGATCGTGTTCAAACTCAATTTTGTCTTTTAAATCTAAAAATTCTATCGGATAGGCATATGTTGGAACCAAAAATTCTTTATCTTCTAAGTAAGAATAAAATGTATCATCAAATTCTCTTATAATTTCAACATCCCAATCAAGAAATATAAATTTTTCATATGATTGTGCAGCTAATCTCAAACACTCCAATTTATGATAGAATTTTCTTATGTTATCATTAACAACATCAGATTTTTCTGACACCAATACACAATCAAAACCTTTGGAAAGTAAATATTTGTATTTATCTATCCCCCAAACATAAACAATCTCATTTAATGGAGGAGTGTTATAGAATTCATCGTATTGTCCCCATACGGCTCTAATAAATTTTATTTCTTTTTTTAAAACCATATGGAAATACAATGATTATTCAACTATTTTTTGGATTTTTTCTCTTTTTTTGGCGTTTCCTCTACTTTTTTTGGTGGATTTTGTTCTTCTTTCTCTTCTTTAACCATTTTTTGTAGACTTTCTCTCCATTCTGATTTAGGTATGAATTTCCAATATCCTGAATCTACTTTTTGACTTGCTTCAGCATCTGAAAGTCTTCTTATTTCACCAATTTCGGTGTTTTTTGTTGCTTTGATTGATTTAATACACTTCATAGTTTACCTCCATGTTTTATTTAATCAAATATACATTATTTATCCTAAAAAACAAATATTTATATAAATGAATTTAGATAAAATTATTATTGAACATTTAGAGGCTCTTAAAACACCTATAGAACCTATAAATGAGTGTACAGTTGCAGGTGTTAGACTTGATGATGGTATTGTTTTAGCAAAAAATAGAGATCGAGGGTATACCGCTGAAGTCGAAATAGTTCACGAGTTAATAGAAAACGTTGAAATAGTATATTGGCACGATGTTGATACTGATTGGTCTGAAGGAATGAATGAATTTGGTATTGGGATGGTTAATTCATCATTAATGGTAGGAGATGATGAAAAAGAAGGGGATAAAGTTGAAAAGAAAAGAGAAGAAAAAATGAAAAATCCTAATTCTGATGACAAAAAGAAATCTCCTAAACACGCAAGTGATGGTGCAAAAATTAGACAAGTTTTAACTCAAAAAAATATTAGAGATGCCGTTAAGGTATTAATTTCGACAAAAGGAGATGGAAGTGCAGATGTTAAGGGAGTTACTGGTGAATCAATAATTAGTGATGGCAAAGAAATTTATATTATCGAACATACAAGTATTGATGTGCCGGTAGTTAAAAAACTAAAAAACGACAGAAAATTAGCTGTTAGAACAAATCACGGCATTTTTCACAAAGATGTTGGTTATCAACACGGAATTAAAAAAGATTCTACTCATAGTAGAATGGAAGTAGCTAAAGAACATTTGAAAGATGCAAAAACAGATCAAGATGTTTTAGATATTTTGAAAAAACAATGGACAAAAAATACGTTTTTGAATCCATACAGAAAAACTAACAAATTCCATATGCAAACCACAGGTCAAATTATGATGAATTTGGATAAAAGAGAAGTCACAATTCGTATGGATAAAATCCACGGCGAATTAACAGGAACGGAAAACCTCTTACCAAAAGGGTATGAACCAAAAATCAAAGTTAAAATAGAAAATTAAATATTTTCCTCTCTAAATATTTTTTCTATTTTTTTAGGTAAAGTTTTATAGTTCATATTGAATTTATTAGACATAGCAGCTTTTATAGCTTCATTTTTATACGGACTATTGTTTGGTTTAGACCATCTTCTGGTGATTCTCATCCAATTATAAAAATTAACATATGCATTAGCTTTTCTAATATAATTGTCAATGTTAACTTTTAATCCAAAAGTTTGAATTACTTTAACTGATCTTTTCTCATTATCTAATTCCAAATCTCGTGCAACAGCTATGTGTTTATCAATATTTCTACAATTTTTACCATCCAACCAACTCCATACTTTTTCCAAAGAAACTACCGCATCTTTCCATAATTGTATTTGTTCAACCCATTGAGTCAAGTGAGAATATTCGTGTGCAAGAATTTCAATCCAATCAGGGCGGTTCATTGCTACAACTAATTCAGGTTTTTCTTCATCGAACCATCCTGAACATCTAACTGATTCTCCACTCATTTTAACAAATGTAACATTTCTCAATGAACATTTCACTCCATAAATTCTACAAATTTTCTTGACGTGGTTGATGAACGCTTGTTCTTGTTTTGTGTATTTCATATTTTTTAATTTCTTCTTCTAAAAACTCCATAGCATCATTATCACCTATTAAAAAATCATAACATTTATAGTGCTTATGGAAAGCATTTGGTCCGACCTTTTCTAAATGGTCTTTCAAATCTTCTAACTTAGGTAAATGGGTATGTGTTCCTGACATAATATAATATAACAAAAAAAAGTGAAAATAAAAAATTTCAATAAAAAAACCCCAATTAAGGGGTTTAAATTAATTTTTTTTATAATTCGTAATTGATTATGCGTAACTTTCGTTAGTATCTTCAATTTCTGAATTAACTTGAGAATGAACGATAGAATCTGAATGGTCATATATTTTTATATGTCCATTGTGCCTTCTTGTTGCTTTCAAAGCTTCTTCGAAAGACTCATACAATTCTTCAATTCTATGCATCATACCATTCTCCCATTTTGTAATTCTTAATTTGTGACGGCTCATGTTTTTAATTTTTTATTTAAATATATCCAACCAAATTTTTTTGGTTTTATTAGTGTATTTCTTCAATTTAAATTGATTTGACAGAACATTATCTGTTGGGTCTTTATAAATTGTTAAAAGTTTATTATAAATATCATCGCTACTAGTTGGATCAGCACATTCAGAGGATTTCATCCAAGGTATTTCTACCGACCCTATTAAAGGAACACCAACACTGATTAAATCTGCACCGACAATATTGAATGTCTCTGAAAATGAACATTGTAAGCCAATATCCATTGCTTCACATAATTCCAAAAATTCTTCTCTCGGTCTCCAATTATCATTAATCAATTGATGGTCTTTATCGAACAAATGTCCAAACATACCTTTCAAATTGTTAAGTACAGGTTCACCTTTCATTTCAATCCTTCCCGAATTGATGTGGAATCTTAATTTTTTACCTATGCTATCAGCAAATCTTATTGATGCTATTGCTTGAATCATATGATTCTTTAAGGGTCTTACCGCACCAAAACAACCTATATCAATTGTGTCTTTGTTAAAATTATGTTCCTTAGTTTTATAATTCTGAGGGTAATAATTAGGCATATAGAATACCTTCTCATTTAATTTTTCATTATCCCAACCTTTACTTATTTTTAAAAATGTTTGAACATCAAGTAAAGCCCTCGGTGCATTGATACCAATGTATAAATTTGGGAAATCAACATAATCACCAATCCAATCGAATGCGTTTCCTTCACCTGCTAAAAAGGGTGTTTCACTGTGTAATCTTATAATCCATTTTACTTTAGGATGTAATTTACATAAAATAGTAAACTTACTTGGAACTACCCATAATGCTTCAATAATAACGTGTGTTGGCCTATGTTTAGTTACCTCTCTGTCAATACAATTGTTATCAATTGCAACAAAAAGATTGGACTCTATACCTGAATCAATCAACATTTGATTCATAAAATTAGCTGAGTTGTATAAACCTGTGCTCATACCAATGTGTGAGTGTGTTGCAGCATTATAATCTGGACGCCTTTTGAGGATAAATAGAACCTTATTGTTTGACATGATTTGTGTTTGGAATTATATTGTTAATTATACACAATAATTAACAATATATCAAATAAAACCGATAATTTTTATAAATTTAACATTACAAAAAATTAATCAACTCAATAAGTGATGGAAATTATGTTCAACATTCGGTTTACTATTGAGTTCTTTCAATTCATTAATGAAAGAATCAAAAAAAGTGAAAATAAAAAATTTTATAATTGTAACGTTGAAAATACATCCATAAAATTTTGTGGTTTAAAATTTAGATGACTTGATAATAAATCGAAGTTCACGCAATAATTTCTTGGGTCAGATTCGTTCATTAAAGTGTATTGAAAATCTTTGAATGATTTTAACATATTAATTATTTCAAATTTACTTACATTTAATTCGTTACTACCAATATTCAATATTTGTTCTTTGAAATCGATATTGATTAAAGCACTCAAAATAAGAACACAATCATTAACGTGTAAGTGAGGCCTTTTGGTATTAGGGTCATATATATTTAATATTTTATCATTCTTAATTTCATCAACAAACATATTGATTAATGTATCACCTCTGTATGGGTTTGACATACCATATAATGTTGAAAGTCTTAATATTTTAAATTTACTATTCCCCTTTTCCAACAATATGTTTTCACATATTATCTTCATTTTGGAATAAAGTGAAGTGATTTTTATTGGTGATTTTTCATTTACAATATCTTCAGTACTACCATAAACACTACAACTACTAATGAAAAATATCTTTGGAATTGGTATGTTTTTAGAATAATCAAAAGAATTGATAAATTTCCTAAAATATTCAATTTCAATTTCGACTTGTTTTTCTGTAGTTAATTCATCAAGTCTTGATTGAGCTAAATAAAAAATTATATCAAAAGAAAGAGCGTGAAAATCTGATCTTTGTATAATTGCACCGACGTCACCAATTATCTTTTTACAATTAATTAAATCCTCTGTATTGTATTTGAATTTATCAAAAACAACAACATTGTGACCATTTGAAATTAAATTGTTAGATAATGGTACACCCAAATATCCTCCCCCACCAATTAATAATATATTCATTTAAATACGTCCATTTTAGTTAAATCAGGATAATCATTTATAGTCCATTGTTTAGGTATTTTTTTGATTGCATCGGGTAATTTCATTAAACCAAATGCAGCATTTTCAGGTGTCATATAATAATGGTAACCTAATGTGTCAATATTTTGTTCTCTCCACGGTATCTCAGGTAATCTACCATCATAAGACATTTTTTTTAATTGACGAGCAGCATTCTCATCGTCAGTCAATATCATACCACCTCTACCCAAAGATAAATGTTTTTGAAACTGAAAACTCAAACACATAAAAGTTCCAGTTATATAACTATTTGGTCTCCATAAAACAGCGGCATCTATTATGTTCGGATAGATTGAATAATGATCAACCCAATCATCATCTCTCCAATATAGTTTTATATTTAATTTTTTTGACAACATTGGAATTGAAACATATGTTCTTTTCGGTACGTGAATTGTTAATGCATCACAATAACGTAGTGAAAGTTCCAATGCGTGTGTGCAGCTATCAGTTGCAACTGCAAATGGGGCTCCATAAAATTTAGCAATTTCTTTTTCAAAATTACTTACAGATTCAAAACTCATATTTTATTACATTCAATATTCAAACTAATTAATGTGCCGTTTTCTTTATCCATATGTGGAAGATACGATTGAGAAAAATCATCAAATTTTCCGTGTTCAACTTTTTCCCAATTCCAAAATCTCATATCTTTGAAACCATTATTTTTCAGTAAAAAAAATAAAGATTCATAATCGTAAGCGGTCTTGTGATAAATGGTATTTCTAATCATTTTCATTTTACCGTAAATTGGTCCTAAGAAATTTTCTATAGGATAATCTTTTCTTAGATATAAAAACATCATTTTTCTAAAATCAGGTACGGCCAATCTCAAAGTACCATTTATTTTTAAAGTACGTCTCCATTCTTTTAGAATTTCAATAACTTCATCTCTATCAAAATATTCTAAAACGTGGGAAGCATATATTATGTCTACACTATTATCTCCAAATGGTAATTTAGAAACATCGTGGGAATATAAATGAGGAAAATCACCACCATCAATATGAATCCATTCAGGACCAAAATCTCTTTTTCCACAACCTAAATGTAATTTCACTATATTATTATTTTTATATTTTTTTTATAGAAATTAAAATCACAAGATTGATCCCAATCGTTGTTCATATATTTTTGTTCTATTTTTTCCCATTCATCTGTTACTAAAACTGATGGTTGATTTCTATATCTTTTAGCAAATTCACTCCAAGTTGATATATTTGATTGGATAAGAAATTTGCAAAAGGATAATGAAAATAAATCTACAACATCGTCTAACACTTTTATTGATTCAATGTTTAAACCTGAATAATTTAAATAATACAAAATATTGGATATAAAGTCTTCTTTTGTGATTATATTTTTACCATATTTTTCTTTGTAATATAAAATGAAAGTATATGGTAAATCCGTACTAATAAAAAATTTTTGGTGTGGATTAATTTTCAGCATATTATCAATTATTTTGAAATAATAATCATCAGGTATAAATTTATAACCAATGTCGTAATCTTTAACTAAATTTCTGAGATTAATATATTTTTCTTGTAAATCTTTCGGTAACGTATTCACATCATCATTTGTGTAAAATACACCTACGTTCCTTCTTATGTGAATCCCAACAACATTTTTCATTTTAGTTTTTATGAAATCCTCGATATATGGATTAGCTAATCTAACTAAACTTATTGGACTGAAAGTGTTGTCATTATAAAATGTTGAGAGAGATTTGTAACCAAAATTTGAATACCAATGGTCTCCATTTAAATCGAAAAAATTGGTATTGAACATGTCGTTAATCATATCAATATCAATTTCTGAACCTATATTATTTTTTGTGTATGGGAAAATTGAAGTGTTAGGGAGATAAATCAAATTATATTCACGCCAATGATAATCATCTAAAATGATTTGAAATTTGAAATTGTTTTTTTTGTTTAGTTCATATGCTATTTCCCAATGTAATAATCTATTACATAAACTTGTATCAGTATCAATCCAAGTTGATGGATTTAACCATCTGAGAGTTTTTTCATACTTCATTGAACAAATATAACAAAAAATTTACACTCTAACAAGTGCATTTGCTGCATATGTCATCATAGCACCTAAATGTTTGTATCTAACTTTATAACCCATACCTTCAACTAAACCTACCGCTTGCCTTAAAACAGAGTTTGATTTATATTTTGGATCAGGATTTAAGTCAATATCAATCCATTGTGGTTTTGGTAAACCATTTTCTTTTAGAAATTCAGCAACTTCAAGGGATCTCCACACCTCATTTAATAATCTACTTGGTGTGTTTCTTTCCATTGCCACAGTCTCACGTGTACACAATACGTGAGCACCTTTACCTTTTGTGTAAAGAGCAATAACTACACCATAGATAGTTTTTTTATTACCATAACATTGTGAATCTGAACCAATAAGGATTTCCACATCCTCTCTTGTTGCGATGTACTCTTTGATGTAATCAATTACATCAGGAATTGGGGTTCCGTGAAGAGTTCTAAAATTTTTCATTCTTTTCGTTTTACATAAGTATTTGTTTATGAAGCGGAGAGTAGTGGTAACGATCCACTTTGGGTTTTACCCCAGCCTCGGTTTAGCAAACCGGCCTCTTACCTTTCGAGCAACTCTCCATTGTTGTCCCTCAGGGATTCGAACCCCAACTAGATGGACCAAAACCATCTGTACTACCGTTATACTAAAGGACAATAATCTCAAGCATTCTACTTCCCGCAGCACGAAATTGTATCTAACTTAGCCCAACGTTAGCGGTATGGGTACTTGAGTTGGAGCGAAAAACCAGGAACGATCTGGCAACCCTCAGTTTGGAAAACTGATGCTCTACCAATTGAGCTATTTTCGCATTTGGTGACTGAAAAAAACCTATTCTTCTTGTGGTCTTGTCACCGGAGACCCGTGAGCTCAATAACAGACTCGAACTGTTGTCTAATGATTACAAATCACTTGTTCTACCAACTGAACTAATCGAGCAATTATTGGAACTTTAGAAGGTATTCCAACTGATGGTTTAATACTTTACCACACCACGATTCGCGAGCTGTAAGACCCCAATCATTGATACTCTTCTTACGCTTACACTTCAAGTATCTAGTGAGCGAAAAACCAGGCTCGAACTGGCCACCTTCTACTTGGCAAGCAGACGCTCTACCTAATGAGCTATTTTCGCAAATGTTGAGTGAGACTAACTCAACGTCATTTATTTGTACATAATAAACATTTAAGTCTTTTTGTAGAAGATATTGGATTCGAACCAATGATCTCTTGTGTGTAAAACAAGCGCTTTAAAACCAGCTAAGCGAATCTTCTATGTTATATTTGTCGTTTTTTATTTTTTTAATGTCATCTTTTTTTATGATAATTAAATTTTTTACAACTTTCCATTTACATCTATCACGTTCTCTTTCAAAACCTTTCACCTCAATATATCTATCAAACTCCGTTAAATAAAAATCGGGGAAATAAAGATGTATTGAATTTTCCCATTCATATTCAAATGGTTTTAATTTATTTGTCCATTTGATATTATTTTTATCTAACCATTTCGCCACTTCTAGTTCCCATGTTCCTTTTAATTTGAAACCTTTATACTCTATTATTGGTGTTCTTCCACTAACATTAGATGCGGTATAACTTTCAGGATTATTAAGAACAGCATTTTTCATTGCTTCTCTATGTTTTTTTCTTTGTTCTTCGTTTAATTTATTTCCTTTATTATTTTTACTTAATTTTTTTCTTGTTTCATCACTAATAAAAATTTTTCTACCTTCTAACTTGGCTTTAGTATATTGATTTTTATTTTCTTTTTTTATTAAACCATTTTTTAATTTTTCATTATAAATTATAAAATTAGATTTAATGTTTTGACAATTAGGATTTAATTTACATAATCTTTCATGATTTCTTAAACTATTTCCATTTTTACACTCTTTATTACAAAATTTACATTCCATTTAAAATATGTTTATATTATATAAATATAAGAAAAAATGGAGTTATTTGTTCTAACCTATTATTTTTTTGTGGGTGAGTTCGGATTCGAACCGAAGACCTAAAGTTTATGAGACTTTTGCTCTAAAACCAGCTGAGCTACACACCCGAAATATTTTGTTGGGGTGGACGGACTCGAACCGCCGAACTCGAAAGAACAGATTTACAGTCTGCCGTCATTGCCACTAGACTACACCCCAATTTTGTACTTCCTTTTGGATTTGTTGTTTAGTACTAACCACTCCACCGTGACCAAGGAGAGACTCGAACTCTCACGCATTTCTGCACCAGATCCTAAGTCTGGCGTGGCTGCCATTACACCACTCGGCCATTTAGTCTTTTCCTTACCTCTTAATAACCACATTGCCATTCCGGTGTTACTGCCGGACGCTTACCATTTGTTCAAACGGAAGTGATTATCACGTTGCGCTGATTCAGAATTACGATATCTGGACCCCGAAATTAATAGTTTCGTGCTCTGCCTCTGAGCTAAATCAGCATTTGTCGAGTAAGCAGGATTCGAACCTACGGCATCTTGGTCCCAAACCAAGCATTCTACCGGACTGAATTATTACTCGATGGTCGGCTCCGATTTTTTATACAGAACGTTGCCGAAGTAAACTGTTTTGTGATCCCGACAAGGGTCGAACTTGTAACCTACAGTTTAGAAAACTGTCGCTCTAACCATTGAGCTACGGGACCATTGTGATCCTGGTTGGATTTGAACCAACACGAACATTACTGTTCAATAGATTTTAAGTCTATCGCGTGCTACTAATTTCGCCACCAAGGTATTTGTTTCCCAATATGTCAAAGATCAATACTAATATAAAAAATAAAAGTCACTAAAACAAAAAACCCGAACATTTTTTAGAAGTTCGGGTTGTAATATCTTAAGTTAAATTTATCTTAGATTAGTGTGTCCGAACTTAAAGTGCATGTAGGTTGCACAAGATAGCCATTACCATTATTTAATGGTCTACTCGTAATCCCCAATATGTTATTTAAGTTCTTCATCGTTTATATAATTATATGCAAATATACAAAAAGTATAAATAGGAAACAAATATTTTATTAATTATTTTTTTACCAACGTCTAGGCGGCGGTGAAAATCTCGGTTGTTGATATCTATGAACGTGATACATTCTACTCCAAGGATGGTAATGAGAATATGCTCTTCGTTCCATATAACAACCTGATAAAGTTGTTATTAACAATACAAAAAATAATATCTTTTTCATATCAATAAATATTGAACCCCAAAAGTCATCGTGATTAAAAAAAAGTATTCGGTGCGGGAATCGAACCCGCGACTGGTCTTAGAAAGAGACCCGTGATAACCCCTTCACTAACCGAACTTTTCGGGACGAGTTAGGTTTCCTCATATGTCCCTACTTAATAGTTGTGTTTAGAGGGAAGTCCAAAACACGGTATTCACCAAAAGGGACTTTACTTTCGATTATCGCTGAAACTTTTAACTACGCTCAATTTATCTTTTAATTTGTTTCGTTTAACGTCCAAACAAATGTCCCAGTTGAGCGGGACAAAAAAGACGACCTGCAATCAAGATAGGATTTGAACCTACAAACCGTTTTCGTGTTCTTCCATTCCACTCAACGACATACCTATGTGATCCTGCGGGAAGAAATCGTCCATCTTGCGATGCCTACATAGGTGTGTATACCACTACACTTCTTGATTATGTTAATCACTCAAATGGGTATTTGTTATAGTATCACAATTGTTGCACTATACTCTGGTTAATTACTCCGTCTGTACCCAACAGCTTTATGTTGGCTTATAATTGGCTACTTTACTATAACTCACATTTTTATTTGTGATTAAAAATCCTCGTCTTTCCGAGGTGCCACTTAGTATTTTAGATTTCTCCTTGGGCTAAGACCCGTGCGGAAGAGTGACGTGTCGATCGCCATACCTTGCAGTACTCACAGTTTTCAAGACTGGATTCAGGGCCGCCTGAAGTACTCTTCCATGTTCCCGTTTTTTCCTCACATTTAGCCCAATCAACAGTGAGACATTGATTGGATTTTGATCATAGAAGTCTACAAGGTTTCCCCATTAAGCCGTTACCACGGGCAAACTAAATCAGCGGTCCGTAGGGGTTACGCTCCCCTCATACTGATGTGACAAACCAGCGTTATACTAATTAACTAACAGACCGTGTTTGATCCTAACTCACCTTAAATTGCACCTCCTAGTCACTGCTTTGGTTGACAAAGTCCTCGTTGAGTTAGTCTCAAAAAAATTACAGGTTTTTCGCACCATCTATGTACATCATAACCAACATATCCCTATGTCGGTGGTTACATTTTCGCATTGGGTTAATTACTCCCGACTTATAGTAACTCTACCCTCACCATCCTACATCGCGATTCGGACGGGTCTTTTGGGATTTATAGACAGTGGGGTTACACCACCGTCATCACCTGTTGAGCTCAATAACAGACTCGAACTGTTGTCTAATGATTACAAATCACTTGTTCTACCAACTGAACTAACCGAGCTTCTTTTAACAAAGATAATAAATAAAATTTAATATTCCAAATTTTTTTTAAAATATTGTTTTTTTATAGTCTTTTCCCAAAAAACGATTAAGATTATATGATGAATTATGTGAAATATTATATTGATAAACCCACTCATCAATATGATATTCGCTTTTCAAATGTTTTTGTACTTTAAACATATGTCCACCGTCATCACCAATCATTCT